CTCGATGCCCTGATAGTAATTAGCCTTTGGCAAGATAGACATGATGCCGATGATAAAGCCGTGTTCCTCGAATTCACGAGTGAAGCCATGCTCATCAGCAACGGCGATACCATGGCCAGCCATGTTGCCTTGCGGTTTGCCTTCGGCATCGCCAGAGAATTGAAAGTTGGATAGTACTTCAGAGATTTGTAGAGGCGTTTTTCCGCCTCCAAGATATTCAGGACGTTGGATACGCGAGTCCGATGTGTTGACACCGAACACATGCAGGATGTATTCTTTTAGACGAGATCCACCACGAGCAGTTGCCTCGAGTAAGAGTTGCAGAGCGTTTGCTTTGCGGAACTCAGTGATAAGTACCGATGCTTCAGTTTCCACACGTGAGGGGACGTTTGTAGGAGTCATGACAGTACCGTCATTTGCAGTACCAAGAGAAGGTACCCCAGTACCAGCGATAGGTTGATTTGAGATGCCTTCGTAGACTTTTGAGTTAGTACCTTGCGTGTAGCCCACAGGAGCAGCAGCCGCCGCACCTTTTTGTGCCCATGGCAGTGCCGTAGTGAAGTAGTCCTTCTCCCATGCTCGAGTGCGATGGAGAGTAAGAGCATCATAGTCGGGGTCCAAGTAGTTGATAGCGCCAGAGGCTTTCGAGTATTCCACTTTCGGGATCAGGTTCTGATCGCGATAGTATTCGTTGTAGATTTCCAGGTACGCCCGGAAAGGAAGTGCGTTGATTTTTGCACCAGTAGCAGTTACCGTATTGGTGAAGGTAGGCAGACCCATATAGTCCATAAGGCCGCCATTTTGAAAAGCAGGAGCGTTTGTAAGGTCAAGTGCAGGGTGGATAGGCGTTTGATTGCCATCAGCACCACCCGTGAGGAATTTTTCCCATTCGTCCCAGAGCAGACGGTTAGGAACAAAGAAGAAGTGAGTGTAGATATCGAGACGGTGGAAGAGTGGCGCGATCATCGGAGAGACGCGAGCCAGGAAGTTAGTAGTGACGTTGAAGGAATCACCAGGCAGAGTTTCTTGCACCATGATTGGGATAAGTTTTCCCATTTCAGCAGTGAGTTTCCTTTCGTGTGAGAGATCGAACTTCGAGCGTTCGGGTTGCAGGATTAATACCTGTTCTTTGAAGATTGAGTTTGCCATTGGTTAATTAGTTGTAGTAGTAGATAAATCGAGTTTCAGCGGAACCGTGCATATCAGAGTATTGCAGGATCATCGCATTATTGAAGTAGAAGACATCAAGGTTGAAACCAAGGTAGTAGTGTTTCATTTGCCTTGAAAATTAAGCAGCAGAGTTCTCATTTGGAAATAGACCCATCTGAGTAGGCTTACAGAAGGTTTTCGACCGGAGTCGGAGACTTTTTTCGTAGCCTGGTGAAATTGAGTCCGAGAAGTCGGGGAGTGATGAAAGGTCGAAGTGCTTTGCGATAATTGCACGTTGCGCGAATTCTTTCTGATGCCATAGCCATTCGTTGATTGATTGGTTTTTGCGTTGTGTTTCATCGTGAGCGAGACGTTGAAGGTTTACCTGATTGATATTCATATTTGTCCACATGTTTAGCGCGTTGAAGTATTTTACGTTCGTTATGTATGAGAGTTAGTTCAGCAGCAGTGAAGGCCGAAAGTTCGTCACCATGTATTAGGTAGAGCTCATGTAGCCAACGATTGTGTGATAGATCAGCTTGCACCAGTGCGGGTGCTTTGAAGGAATTCAGTTCAGCTTGATCGAAGATTTTGTTTTTGAATGTACGGGGCAGGCGTTGTTTGCGATCGTTAGGTAGAGGCAGATAAGGCAGCATTTGTTCTTTGTGCCAGGCACGCATGCGTCCTACATAAGTAGCACCCAGGTAGGGCTTTTTTGACATCGTTGAGAAGGGCCTTTTATTTTTCCGTTTAGCGTTTGACCACGCATTGACTACATAGGCAGCAACGTAGGAGTAGATAGCCGTTTTGTCGTTGACCAGTTGAACGTCCATGATGCCCATTGAGGGCGGATTTTTTTGTTTGTGTGCAGTGGGTTTAACCCAGAAGTCCGTGATGTGTGCGAGAGTGTCCGGATGCACGTTGAACATGATGAGATGATAGTGAGGGCGTCCGAAACGTTCGCCATATTCGCCAGCAGCATAGTAACGGATTTGTTCCAGTGCACGAGTTTTGCGCCATTGATAAATGCGCATTCGTTTTAGAAACAGCTGTAGGTCTTTAGTGAGTAGAGTGACTTCATCAAAGTCATCAGTCCAGGGAAGATGCTGATTGTTGTAGGTGAGCGTTACGAAGATTGATTGATAGGCAGATTGCCGGAATTCTTCCGAGAGTCGAAACGTCCAGTCGAGTTGTCGGTTGCGGAGACAGTAGCCGCATTTACCACAGGGAACATAAGTAGGGTACGACCTAGTCGTACCCTTTGCATAGACAGGTGCAATGCATTTCATAAGCGGATGCCGCAGCGGTTGACCGTATAGGTTCCAATGCGTTTACCTTTTCGCGTATACATAGTTTGAGCGTTTTAGGTTGTTATATAATTTATAGTATGTTGACTCTAATACGGTTTCAGGTAGTATTTCCGTCCCGCAGAGTCATAGCGGTATTGACGTTTGTATGGCCAGAGATTGTCCATCACATTTTTCCAGAAGCCAGGACGATATTTCGGGTCATCGCGAAGCGTTGAACCTCTTTTGTTGAGTTCAGTTTCGATAGAGTCGCGGAGCTGTTGGAGCTGCAGGAGTTTTTGCTCAAGATCGACTTTACTGGTTTCCTTTTGCGTCTTTGACATTTGCGTCCGGGTCGCAGCGCGTCCCGTCATTTGTGTTTTAATATTTTCCTCAAGCAAGCGAATTTCCTTGCCTTGCTTTCGTATTCCACCTTCCAGCATTTGAAGCTGATAAGGAGTTGAGAGGACGGAGTTGAGTGTACTTTGCGTTGTGTTCAGATTTTGAGCGGCCATTTGAGCAGTGCGTAAGAAGGCCTCGATTGGAGCGTATTTAGCGCGAGTTTCTTTTTCAGAAGTTTCAGCAGCAAGGCCACGCTCCGAGAACATTTTTTGTATTGCCAGCAGAGAACCTTGCAGTGCGTCGAGTGCGGTCTTTTGATTTGTTGAGCGCGTTGATGCCTCAACATTTGCGATTTGAGATTTCTTTAGCTGAAGATCAGCCAGAGCAGAAGTAGCACCGATAGTACTGAGATTAGCCGCAGCAGGAGCAGCATAATTAGCCTGATAGTTCGGTATAGACATCGAAGGAGTTTGGCCGGAAGTGTTACCAGCCACGGAGCCAGAGCCATAGGCAAGCATCGGGTTTAGTCCAGCAGATTTGAGACGGAGCATTTGCTCGGCAGGAGAGTTGTAGGCGTTCGCCTTATTCCACATTTCCTTGTCCCGAGCGTATGCCAGGTCAGCAGCTTGCCGTTGATATTCGATTGTTTTGTCCGTGTTGTATTTAGACACGTCAGCGGCCAGTTGATTGGCCTTTTTTTGGGCATTGTAATTGACCAGTGAAGTGATGCCTTCCAAGGCCATGCCAGCGAGCATAGGGAACATAGAGCCAGAGGGTTTAGGGGCCGGATTGAAGGCCAGCCAGTTAGGTGAGGGGGTTACCATGAAAACCGTGTTTTTAATGCAGGGATGCGCATTTCATAGATTATTGTGTCAGTGGGCAGTGTATTTATCAAGGGGATACACTGCCCAGCATTTCATAGCTACTCGACAGGCGGGAAGCCAGCGGCCGTAGATGCGGCCTGTTTCGTCGTTTTATCGTCGTTTTTGGCCGCAATTAGGGCCTCTTGGCGGGCCTTGAGTGCTATGAGGGTGTCCTTGACCCTCTTGGTGAGATCGCTTGTCTCAGCCAGGTCTAGACGAGAAATGCGACCCATGTCCAGGTCGCTATGCTCCGGGTTTTCAGAGTAACGAATCGGGCGCTCGATGCCCAGTGGAAGGGGAGCGCCCTTTTGATAGCGGTCGTAGAGTTCCCGGATGCTGAACGAGTCATCCGGAATAGTACGGGTTGATTTGTCCACGGGTTCAGGAGACCGTTGGAAAGGTTGAGGCCCGCGAGTGAATGGAGCCAGAGGCATGATGCCCAGCATATTGACAGTAGTTGTCACAGGTTGCGGGCCTTTAGGTTTATTGAAGTTGCTCATTTGATTTTGATTTTGTAGTGAATGAAAGTTAAATGCAAAGCCTTTACCGACCCCGGCCTGCGTCTCGCGAGACGCGAGCACGCAATACACGCAGGGTCGGGTTGCAGGCTGTTTGCGGTTTGAGGTAATGCATTTTTGCTACAGCTTGGGGTTACTAAAGTAAGGCAGAGGACGAATAGCCGATACCTCATGCCAGATATTAACGAAGAAAGGTACCTCCG